TGACACTCATTGCTTTAAGAAGCCGGTTGCGGACCAGCAAGTGGTTATTCTGCACTGGGAAGAAAACAAGCCGGTATCGGCAACAATTATTGACGGTGAAATCCGCACGGCTGTACCGATCAGGCATGAACAAGGTGACCGCTACAAGGGCGCGGTCAAACTAACTTAAGGACTGACACATGATCAACACCAAGAACACCGCGGGTAACGAGACCTTTTCATTCACTCAGGAAGAGTTGAATGAACTGGCAACCCACGTCCAGTATATCAAGAACCAGCAGATTATCGAGCCAGACTGCACAAAGGGCATTAAGGATATGGTGCGCTCCATGGAACTGTGGAGCACTCGAAAGCCACATCAAGTCAAAGCCCTGAGCCAGTCACAGGTCAAGTACCTCAATGACATTCTGCACCGCTTCGATCTTCCACTGTTTGAAGCGCAACTGGTATCCCAACCCATTGTCATCCAGGCAAATGAGAACAGCAAGCACTTCGCCCGTATCGAGGCACAGATCACGCACCTGAGTGCTAAGATGGACCGCATCATCGCCATGCTGCAACCCACTCCCGCACTCAAGACGCTGAACATCAAGACGGTCACCACCAAGACCGCACAAAAGGATGAACAGTGAACGAGTGGACCATTGAGTGGGAATACCAGGGAATGGATCCCACTCTGGTTGAAGTGTTGCGTGGCTGGATTTGGATCAAGTTCGCTCTCCAGGATCCCACGCAACACGAATATCGCCCTTACATCACGTGGTCACTTACTGGTGCGGAGGGAAAGGTTTACATCTACGATGCAGGATACGCATCCGAAGACATAATATGGTACCAGAACACCGCTGACGCGGTTTACGCAAAACTAGCATGGGGAGGAACCCAGTAATGCCCAGAAGAGTAGCGAAGAAGAAGCGGGAGTTTCTTATCTATATGTGGGTGGACCCCACATTCTATTATGGTATCCAGAATGTGATGGCCAACATGCCTCAAGACCAGGTTACACAGGATCGCTTGGACTGGATCGCCAATCAACCACTCCAGGGAGCCCACACGTTTGAACTTGGCTACAAGGACATGACGAGTGGCGGAGTTGCAGGACCCTACCACTACGAAGTGTGGGTGGTCTTCGACGACGCTCAGGATGCAGCCCTCTACAAGTTGACGTTCGGCTGAACCAATAACTACATAGAAAACAGAAGGATTTCATAATGACCAATCTAGGAAAAGAGGCGGTGGCAAAGAGCCTCGCAGTTCTTGTTCTATTGTTCGTGCTGGGCGGACTCTGTGGCTACTTCATGCCATTTTGGCCGTCACTGGTCGCGATCGTGATCACAGTCTCTATCAGCCATCTGGCTTTTGGTGCAGGTGGCAAGGCGGCTCTCTCGATGGTGGAGGAAGCAATCACCAAGGAGAAGTTCGCTCTGATCAACCAGGAAGTTCACAACCGTTTTGGGAAGAAAAACAATGACCGTTGAAGAGCGCCTCGAAAAGCTGGAAGTCCAGCAGGCACAGACCCAATCCGCCCTCATTGCTCAGGTTGAGCTCAATGCCATCATAGCCGGTCTTCTCAAGACCGTCCTGGGCCTGGATGTGGCCAAAGACAAATGAAGACTGTGGACTGCATTCATTGCGGTAACCAGTTCAAGCGGTATGTGAGCAAGAGCAGAACCAACACCAGGTTCTGCTCTCGTTCATGTCAGAGTGACTGGACGTGGGTGCATAGGACGCGCCCTGCGATAGTTGATGGGAAGATGAGTATCAACAACTTGGGTCCCTTCCGCCGCTTCATAGAGGAGCGGGATGGGCTTCAGTGCGCTATCTGTGGCCAGGGTGCCACGTGGAACGGCACACCGCTTCAACTCCACATCGACCACATCGACGGAGACCGCACCAACAATCGCGGTAGCAACCTCCGCTTTCTGGACCCCAACTGCCACAGTCAGCAGCCAACAAGCTATAACCGAAAAATCGGTGTCAACTTCAAAAAGAATTAGGTAGAAGTCAGCGATCAGCACTGGTGAGGCATAAATACGTGGACACCAAACTACACACTTTAACGGAGTCCACGTATGACCATTATCAATCGAGAAGCAGAAGCCAAACTCACACAGGCTGACATCCTACAACTCATCGACTACGATCCAATTTCAGGTGTTGTAACCTGGAAGCAGCGAGTGGGTTCTGAGCGCTGGATCAACGGCTGGAACACCAAGTTCGCCGGAAAGCCCACACACGATTTCTCCGAAGATGCGACGTTCCGTGCGGGTTACGACTACCACCGCATTTATATCAACAACAAGGCATACGCCTTGCATCGCATCATCTGGCTTTACATGACCGGCAAGTGGCCAGACCGTTTGATCGACCACATCAATCGTATCAAGACCGACAACCGCTGGACTAACCTGCGCGAGGCAGACGACTACGTCAACGCGCTGAACCGTGGACAGCAAGTCAGCAAGTCTGGACACCGCGGAATCTACAACCAGGGGACCGGCTACCGGGTGGAGATGAAACTCCAGGGCAAGAGTCACTACCTGGGCTACTTCTCCGATATCGCATCCGCCATTCGAGCCCGTGACACGTGGCTTTTGAAGAATCGCGGCTCTCATGCGGTGATCGCGGCAAGGTCTGAATAAATATCGCGCTATGGTGCGACCTTCGTGCCATTGTGGATACGAAAGGTCGCACCAGTGTCAGAAAAGATCATCAGAGAAGTAAACACCAACAACACGGACACCACAAAGGTGGAACGAACCACTGCAACGGTGGTTCGACCAGAAGCAAAGCACTATACTCCTTATGAGCTTAGTTTGTTCTTTGGCACTGGTCTAACTGGTATTGCTGCTTTTGTTGGTGTGCTCTATACCATCTTCAAGTTCGCACTCAACAACGCCACACGCGAGCGCGACATCAAAGACGCGGCCCAGGCCGAGCAGCACAAGGCAAGTCACGACAAGATCAACGAGGCACTCAAGGACATTGAGGCAGCCCGCTTGCATGACAAGCACAACCAGTCCCAGATTAACACCACAGTCCAGACCAAGATCGAGGCCCAGGGTCTCAAGATGGTGGAAGTGGTTGAACGGGTGGTCCGCCTCGAGGGCAAGTTCGACAACATCGAAAAGGGCCAGGTGCGTATTGAGCACAGTCTGGAGCGCATGGAAGCTGCTCAGGAAAAGGCCCGCAGCGAACTCGTAGAAAGCATCCGCGAGATCAGGAACGTGGAGAAGAAGTAATGGGCAAGATCAGATGGTTGATCACCAACTTCTTCACCGGCGACAACAACAAAGACCTGAGTTTTGTCCGTGTGACGCTGACACTGTTCGGCGGCTTGATCTTTTTCATGGTCGCAATCGGTGTTCCACTTTGGACACTAATCGCAATCATGCAGGGCTACAAAGGACTTCCAACACTCGCTGATTGGGGAACCTATTATGCTGGTGCCAGCCCGCTGATCGCGGCGACATTTGCAGGCATCGCAGGCACGTTGTGGGCCAACGAGCGCCCCAAGCCAGGCGCACCTGACAATCAGCCAACTGAATAAGTAGAATTGGAGTTGGTCTTCGCGAGACCTTTTAGGTCGCCAACTCCACCTTGGGGAATTAGCTCAGCAGGTAGTAGCGACGCTTTTGCAAGGCGTAGGTCATCGGTTCGATTCCGATATTCTCCACCGACGAAGTGGTGAACAGAGCCCGGCGATGGAGAGCCCGTAGTCAATCAGGCGGCTACGGGCTTTTCCATGGGTGACTGAGCTGTCCGCAAAGGATTAGTAGCCCGCGCGCTTGAGCATCCAAATTGCGGTGAGGTGAATCTCCTCCGACAACTGATTGCAACGATCGACCACGCTCTGGTCATTGACGTACTCGTCATCGCGTTGGACCGGGATCAGCAACCGCATTGCGGCCCAGCGAACATATCGCGCCGCGTTACTGGCGTTCTTCGCACCGGTTGAAGTGTGGGGAAACGCTTCACGGGCGTACTCGTCCACGCGGGGGAAGAGATTGGGGTTGTTGAAGTAACCAATGTCCACCAAGTAATCATCCCGGTTTAACATCTTGTATGACTCAGTGGTGGCTTCGCTGATTGCCTTGTCCAGCTTTGCCTTGAGCCGATCGCCGATTGCATAACGTGACATTTAAACCTCCCTTGTTACCACACCAGCAGTAACATCAGAATCCAGTCAGTCAACCGAATATGTGAAGATTTTTGGGCCCGGAGCGCCCGAAGATCAACCTGGTGAGTGATCAGTTCCACTCACCGCACAGTCGCAGTTCAATCTCTTCCCTGACATAATCCTCCAGCGAACCTCCATGATCTTCATCATAATAAAGTCCCACGTGGATCAACTCGCCGCCGATCTTGGTGATCCACATGCCGCGAAAGCTGCTGTATTCAACGGTGAAAACCTGCTCACCGACCTTTACATCAAAACGTGACATGTTCTTCTCCGTTGTTACCACACCAGCAGTAACATCAGAATCCAATCAGTCAAGCAAAAATCTGCAAGAAGCGTACCAGCATCCACAGCACAAATCCCCACCATAGAAGCCCAGAGAGCGCCCGTAGTGCGTCGCTTGCTGTCTGGAGCACCCCTACAACATCAACGTCTGGGACGTTCTCATTGACGCTCTTTGGGGCGATACGGGCAAGGACCTCGGGTTCGTGTATTGGTGTCATGCTGTGATCCTATGCCAGAATGAAAAGATGTCAACCACATAGCCAGAATTTCAATCATAAAAAAAGCGTAGGGTAACGACACCCTACGCTTTTCTTTGACACACTACACAAATGGAGAGCAACCCAGTTGCATTGCTTTCTATTTAGCCTTTGAGCAATATGCCCACGCTGACGCCCTTTTTGTATGGGTTGCTCTTCCAACCCACATGGCGCAACAGGCTCACCAACTTGAGTAGGTGAGCCACATTGCCAACCTGGTTTACATGGGCGGTGATAACCACTTCCAGCTTGACCGTCTCACCACTCAGGAGAAAGGTATCAACCTGGTCCAGCTTTCGCTGTAGATCGGGGCCCATTGTCTGGACGTGGAACTTGACGGTCTTGACCTTGATCATTTCTTTGGTCCCTGTTTGGCTATGAAGCCGTTCTTTTCGGCCCACGCTCTATTCGTCGTCTTTGATCCTTTGTTGATCGGCGCATCCGGGTTGCTGAACCAAATCTCGTAGACGTAATCGGGGTGGGCTTTCTTCACCGCGATCATCTTCTTGCGATCACTCGCCGGAAAGCGGCCCTTCGCCTCAACGATCCGCTTTCCCGCATGGTCGATGAAGTCGGGCACATAGACGGCCTCAATCGTGTACCGAAGCCGGGTTGTCTCGTATTCCCATCCTGCACCCAGATCGCGAGCGCAGCGGGCCTCGTAAGCGTTCCTGTACGCCATCAGTCGAGTTCAAAATGCGGACTGTCGGACTCACCCTTCTCGCGTAGCTTGCCGTCCTTGTCCCAGTCGGCACCCCAGCGAATGCTCACACCTAGTTCCTTGGCAGCGGTCATCATCGCCTCCGCCATACGGTCGAAGTCCTTGAGGTTCTTCCAATCGTATGGAGCGGGACAAAGATCCACTGCTTTACCGGTGCAATGCTTGGAGTTGTAGGGATCGCTCAACCAGGTGACCTTTGCGGCCTTGGGCTGGGCATACTTCTTGTCGATGCCCTTCTTTGCCAGTTCAGCAGCCGTTCGTCCCTTGCCGTAGTTGATGCGGCACTGTTCGCGACTGCGAACACCCTCAACGACCATGAAGTCCACGGGTGTGATCTGAATGGCGCGCTTGACTACCTGGACGAGACGGTCATCAACACCGCGCAGACGATCCAGACTCCTGAGTGATAGGTTGAATGGCATCACTTGTTTCTCTTCTCTTTGAGTTCTTCCATGATCTTGAGAATGTCCGCGTGACGGCAGATTCCCTTGATGTATTCCTGGTCCCAGCTGGGTAGAGTTTCTGTTTTCATGCTGATACTTATCGGATTAAACTACACACTAAATAGGAGCGAAGGGAGACACGATGTCTAAGCCAAGCGCACCAGTAATCAGGACACTTGAAACGGAAATCTGCAAGATGGACGTGCTCCAAGCATCCGAAGTCTACCAGGTTACCTACTCTGGTCTCATGATTTCCATTCGTCGCAATCAGCTCTCCCAGGACAACAAGTCCTACATCACTTATGATCGCACCTCGTTCTCCACCAGAGGTCATGCGGTCGCCCTAGCGGACAAACTCAACAAGGCATTCTCCACAACCTGCTTTGAAGTCCGCCGAGTGGTGCTTGGGCAAAAGGAGGACTAACATGTTCAAGAAGATCCTACTCAAGGTCATCGCACCCATTGTGATCGATCTGATCCGCGATGAACTCACCAAGAAGACCGAGAAGGACGTTGATGCAATCAAGCGCGGCGAGGAAGCCCTCAAGCGTATCATCCGCAGCGAGATCAACAAGGACAAGTAAGTGACACCCAGGGAACGTGTGGAGCTCTACGAGAAGCGTAAAGCCGAGGGCGCAACTGCCAAGCAACTCAGAGATGAGTTCTGCCAGCTTTCCCTCGATGAAATCAGCTTGAAGGACCCATCCAATAGATCCCGCATCAAGCGCAGAGATCTTACTCTGGAAGAAGCACGGGTCCTGATCGCCCAGGATAGGGAGACAAAAACCAGTGTCAAGCAATGTGTTGACCAAGGAATACAAGTTCAGTCTGGTGTACGCCTTCTTGGGTAAAGCACTCAGGATGAAAGTGGAACCCACGGTATGCAAGGACAATGACTTCCAGTGCATCGTGGATCGCCGCTGGAGAGCCTACATGGACGAGGATATCGTGGACGAGCTCTACGAACGTCTCCACGACCAGGGCATGTTCCTGGAATACTTCAACGACAAAGTCCGCAACCACAACTACGAGTTCCTTGCGGTAAACACAAAGAGGTAAGCTATGGTTCATGTAGTCAAGAGCGGAAGTGGACAGGTTGTTAGTGGAAAGACTTCCACTACTGGTACATTCACGACAGGGTCCTTTTCAATCCACAATCAACAATTCTCGATGCCATTCATCGGTGGTGGAGTAAATCTCCCTGGTATCAAAGCAGCCGTAATGGAACCCTGGCGTCCAGAACATGAACTAAGCCACCTCTCCGATGAAGCACAAGCCCTGATCAAAAGCTGGTCGGTTGTGGTTATCGAAAGTGATGAGCAAATGGAAGAGGTAGTCTGGTATTGTTTAACCAAGACCAAAGGACGCCACTACCTGGATGATCATCCAATGGAAAATGCTGGCGTAGTCTGGTTTGAGGACAAGACGGACGCCGTCTATGTCAAGCTGGCATTCGGTGGCAACGTCTAAACATAAGGAGAATAGAAATGAGTGATCAACCAGAAGATCAGACGGGGTCTGCCACTACTGGTGAGACCGAGAAGGAATGGAAGTTCGGCATGGGTCGCAAGCCCGGAAGCAAGAACAAGAATCGTCTTGATATCCAGGAACTGCTGAAGACCCACAATCATGATCCATTTCTTGAGATCATCAAAGACCTCAAGGATCCATCCCTCACGGCGCAAGATCGCCTGTTCTATAACTTCAAGTTCGTTGAATACATCGCACCCAAGCTGAAGAGTGTTGAGGTTGTCCAGGATGTTCCAACACAAATGACAATCACGTTCCAGCCACCCGAAACCAGAACTGCGGACGAGATCAAGGCTCAGAAGATCAAGGACTCTGGTGATCTACCCGATGGGGCCCTACCAGAATGACGGTAGAGGACCTCAAGGAAGCCTATATAAAGGAGTTCGCTATCTTTCATCGTAAGATGGACAATCTCCTATTCCAGGGTTTCTCCTATGTGTGGTCGCACAGTCGCAATCGCACACCAGAGTGGTACGCCAACCAGAAAGATCACCCACTTTACAAGGCCGCTGCCCTCTATGTCACTGCACGTGATTATGGAATTCCAGCGGCCGTTCACTTGAGGATGACTCTGTGACTACAATGATTCCATACGCAGACGACTACGAACCAGAGGAAAATCTGGTTATCATCCCATTCAAGCCCAGGATGTGGCAATGGGAAGTCATGGAATCAATGAAGCGATTCAACGTGTGGGTTGTCCATCGTGGCGCGGGCAAATCGGTAGTCGCTACCAATGTGCTCAACCAGAAAGCACCAACTGGCCCAGCAAACGCTGACTACGCCTACATTCTGCCCAAAGCAAACCAGGCAGCTCGTAACGTGTGGAACTACATGAAACAGGTGGCCGAAGTCATTCCTGGTGTCCACTTCAACAACAGCACCAAGACGATCACCTATCCCAACAAGGCACGAGTAATGCTCCTGGGTGCAAACGATCCAGAGAGTCTACGTGGTCTCCACCTTCATGGAGTGGTACTCGACGAGTTCGCGGACATGCACGCGGACACCTGGACTGCCGTTCGACCAATGCTTACCAACCACGATGGCTGGTGTATCTGGATTGGTACTCCCAAGGGTGAGAACAAGTTCTACGACTTCTACCAGATGAGTCAGGACCCCAAGCGCAAAGCCACCTGGGATGGTCGAGTACTCACTTACCTGGATACTGGTGCACTGGCTACCAGTGAGGTAGAACAACTCCGTGATGAGTTCACAAAGGAAGCCTTTGAACAGGAACTCCTATGCAGCTGGAATGCAAGTCTGGTTGGTGCTTATTACAAGGACGAACTGGCACAAGCCCGCACGGAAGGACGACTGCTTCACGGCTCCGAGACTCCACTGTATCGCCCCGATGTTCTGGTTAACACCGCATGGGACCTTGGCATCCGGGACAAAATGGCGGTGTGGTTCTACCAGATTGTTGGTGACAAGATCCACGTGATCGACTACGAAGAGAAGTCAGGATGGGGATTGGAGCACTGGGCTGACTGTTTGATCAAGCGACGCGAGTTGTGGGCAAACAACGAGGGTTTCAGCGGCTACGGCACTCATTGGGCTCCCCATGACGTAAGGAACCGTGAACTAGGAACTGGTATTTCCAGGATTGAGCAGGCAGCACGCTTTGGTATCGACTTTGATATCGTGCCCGCCCACAAGATCATGGATGGTATCAACCTGGCACGTCTGAACTTCGATGACCTGATCTTCGACATGGACAAAGTCCATGATGGTGTCAAGTGTCTCCGCCATTACAAAGCCAAGACGGACAAGTATGGTAACGGACTGGGACCAGAACACGATTGGGCCAGTCACGGAGCGGATGCTTTCCGCTACATGATTGCTGGTGCGCGAATCAACAACCAGATGGGCACCGTGCAGCTTTCTGGTTACTAAGCACCCTATAAATATCCCGCGCGCAATAAAACTCTAGAGAGGTATCACTATGCCCGTTCAGTCTACGCACCCAGTGTATGACGCATGGCTCACGAAGGCTTCTAAGACACGTCTGGCTGTTCAGGGTGAGGATGCTGTAAAGGAAGCAGGAGAAACCTACCTGCCCAAGATCGGCGAGACCAAAGCCGAATATGAAGCCTACAAGAACCGTGCCGAGTATGCTGGTTTTAGCCGTCGAGCAAAGCACGCTCTGATGGGAACCCTGCTCCGCAAGCCGGTTACAATCAATATCCCACCCGTTCTGGACTACATGAAGCAGGACTGCACTTTTGATGGTGTTGGCCTCGCACTTGCTATCCAGAACACTGTGGACAACGTGATGGACTGTGGTCGTCACGGTGGTCTCGTGGAGATGGATGACATCACACAGAAGGCATTCATTGCCCTCTACACTGGTGAGAGCATGATCAACTGGGCTGTCCAGAAGGTCCGCATCAATGAGATCAATGCAACTGTCCTGAGTTTGATGGTCCTCAAGGAAGATGGTTACGTCCAGGACGAGGCAGACCCATTCAAGCAGGTTCTGACTACTCGCTTCCGTGTTCTACGTCTGGAGACGATTGCTCCCTACAAGGATCCAGTTTACGTCCAGCGCGTATTCAAGAAGGGAAACCAGGTTAACGAGTATGTGAACTCGGACACCCAGGGTGTTGATTTCTTTGTTCCCACCATGAAGGGCAAACCACTCAACTACATTCCATTCGTGGTCTTCAACAGCACTCACAACTTGCCTCACCAGACTGAGGACTCCATGTTGCTGGATATGGTCAACATCAACTTCAAGCACTACATGAAGTCTGCTGATCTCAACCACGGTGAACACTTTACCTGCTTGCCAACCTACTGGCGCAAGGGCGTCAACAACCAGATTGGTCCAGTTGAGAAGAACATCAATGGAGATGGCAAGTCCGCAAAGTCGGAAAGCAAAGCACCCAAGTTCGTTATTGGTTCGAGCAAGATGATTGATCTTCCCGCCAGTGCAGAAGTTGGTGTTCTGGAAGTTGCTGGTGCGGGTCTTGAGCGTGTTGCCAAGCACATGCTGGAGATGGAAGACCGCATCGCTGCTATCTCGGCACGCATGATTGTCCAGGGTAGCGAGAAGACCGCAACCGCAGAGAACATCCGCAGCTTTGGTGAGCAGGCAACTCTGAGTGCATTGGCCCACTCCATTGAGAATGGCTGGAAGCAACTCCTGGTTATTGCTGCTGAGTGGATGGGAGCAAACTCAGAAGAGGTATCGGTTACTTTCGAACGTAACTTCGTCGCTCCAACGATGACTCAGAATGATGTAGCTGCCCTGTTCAAGAACTACCTGGATGGTGGTATTGATCTGGACACCTACATTCACAATCTCCGCAAGGGTGAAGTTGTCCCCGATGCTTGGGATGACAAGAGTCTCCGCACGGAACTGGAAGACCTCAAGGCAAAGAAGGCGGAAGCTGCCGATGCTGCACAACAGGCTCTCATCCAGGGCGTGAATCAAATGGACTCTGGTGAGGAGCCCAACCAGGATACTCCAGAAGAGTAAAGCGGTATAAACTACAAACTAAATAGGAGTGCGGAGCAGGGTGTTCCGCACTTCTTTTCATTTCATACGGGGTATGATAATGCTTAAACTATTCGTTGATTCGCTGGATGATGTTTCTGAGAACGCTCGAGAGTTCTACAAGGAAACCGAAGATGGCGGCTTCGCTCTCCAGCTGGCTTCCAAGGTGGTTGCCCAGGGAAAGTATGACCGGGACCTCAAGAACGCACAGAATACCGCTCGTGCCGACTGGGTAAGTCCGGAAGTTCACCAGAAGGTGGTTAATGATTTCGCCGAGTTCAAGAAGTCCAACAACGTGGACGACATCATTGCTCAGAGGATCAAGGAAACTCAGGACGAGTGGGCCCAGAAGGAATCCAACTACCTGAACCAGGTTAACACCTACAAGGGCAAGCTACACAGCAACCTCCTCGAGGGCTCGATTGCCCAGGAAGTAGCAAAGGCCGGAGTAAAGAGCAGCGCGATCACCGACGTGCTCCTCCGTGCAAAGACTTTGTTCAGTGTTGATGAGAACGACAACATCATTGCAAAGAACGGTGATGAGCAGCTTTTCGAGCGTGATGGTACCACTCCGCTCTCGATGAAGTCCTGGCTCACCAAGATGACCAAGGAGGCTCCTCACTGGTTCGAGCAGTCGAACGGTGGTGGTGCAACCGGCAACACGACCACAAAGCCTGTCGTGAACAACCAGCCCAAGTCGAGTGTTAGCATCTACGGTGAGAACATCGACAAGTTGCTGGGCGAGTAAAAGTAACCTGGTTACGGGAGGGAGTATGTGGATGCTCCCTCCCACTCACCACAATAAATAGATCGCATAACAGATTCCACGGGGTGGAATTCTGGTGAAGCAGGGACGGGGTCCCAATCGAAAAACCCAAGTGGCGATCGGTATCGACCACGTTTCTCTCACAGGAGATTTTAAGCTATGGTAACTCTCGCACAGAGCATGGCCCACTACAACAACCCTATCAATAAGGGAGTGGCCCAGGACATTATCGAGGTTTCGGACTTCCTCGCAATGGTGCCTTTCCAGCCAATCGCTGGTAACGCATTCGTTCACAAGTTCGAGAAGGATCTCGGCGGCGCAGCATACAACGAAGTTGGTGCAGTGATCCCCGAGGCAGCAAAGACTGTCGCAACCATCGACAAGATCACTTACGAGCTGGTCTCGGTGATCGCAGAAGCAACCGTCGACAACTTCGTCCAGGCAACTGGTGTCGCAGCTGGTCACGACAACGTCGCATACCAGATTGCTTCGAAGGCAAAGCGCATCGGTCAGCTTCACAACCAGGCACTGGTTGCAGCAGCACAGGTCGAGAACGGTCTGAACAGCCTGGACGGTCTGACGATCTCCAGCCAGGAACTGGACCGCGCAACCCAGGCAGTGACCCTGGACGGCGTGCGTGAGCTTCTGGACGGCGTCAAGTCGAAGGGCGGCGCAGTGGACTTCATGATGGGTGGTCGCGTGATGCGTCGCAAGCTGCTCCAGCTGGCAGACGCTGCTGGTGGCAACACCGCAGCTTACGTCACGGGCGGCGTGATGGGTTCGGAGCGCAAGTTCCTCACCATCGACGGCGTTCTGTTCCTCCTGAATGACCACGTTGACGAGAGCGCAGCTCTCCCACTGTGGGCAGGTAACTGGGACGACGGCTCGAAGACCATCGGTCTCTCGATGCTCTACGCAGCAGGTTCGGACGCAGGTCTGGGCGTTGAGGCAGTTGGCACCAGCCAGACCTCGGACGCTAAGATCTTCCGCGTGAAGCAGTATGCCCAGAGCGCACTGTTCAACCGCAAGGGTCTGGCAAAGGCTACCTTCCAGAAGTAATTCTGAAGGGAACAAATTGGAACCCTGGGGAGGCAACTTCCCAGGGTTTCTTTTTGAGTGCTCTATAAATATCGGGCAATTCATGGAGGTTACGATGGCAACTCTGATTACTACTCCTGGTGCGGAATACCAGAACTCCTATTGTGACCTCGCGGATGCCGATGCTTACCACGAGACGGTCACCAAGTCCGATGCTGATGCTTGGACTTCCATTCAGGATGAGGATGTTAAGGTCCGTGCTCTGATCCAGGCAACGCGCAAGATCGACGCGCTGTTCAAGTTCATTGGTCGAAAGACCAATCCACTACAGCCGCTTCAGTGGCCACGTCGTGATGTTCCCGTTGATGGTGATTACTGCGGTGTGGACTTGATCCCACAGGACATGGTCCCCGCTTTTCTCAAGAAGGCAACCGCTGAGCTCGCCCGCTCTGAGTTTCTGGGTGCAACTGCTGAAACTGACATCCTAAACCAGATTTCCAAGTTCAAGGCTGGCTCTTTCCAGGTGGACTTTAAGGAAGCTAGTGTTGCAGACGACAAGCTACCTAACAAGGTGTATCTGATGCTCCGCGATTACGGGGTCCAGGACTCTGGTGAAGATGATGAGGACGCTGCTGGCTTTGTTTCCCTCGTTCGCTGCTAAGGAGGTACCATGTTCGGACAGTTCAACAACATGTTCAAGACGTTGATCTCCACTTTTGGTGAGGACACCGTCACCTTTTCCAGGAAGAATCAAGCCTGGAGTCAACATGCCCTACCAAACAAGACCTGGGCCACAAAAGCTCTATTTGATAGCAAGGGCTCCGTGGTGCGTAACGGACAGTGGACGCGCGGATTGGTGCTCCTAGTGCCCTCTGTGGCCGAATATGAGCCCATGGAAAACGACACCGTTGAGCAAACCGACGCTAATGGCCAGGTAATCAAGACCTGGTCGGTTGTTGGTGTAAAGCCAATTGGTCCAAGCGGAACCGCAATCGGTTACGAGATTGATCTCGGTGCTTAATGGCCAGAAATGACGGATCAGAAGTAGTCGCTGAACTACTGGAACTGGCAAAGCTACTCGAGGGTCCACTATTTGAGCGCGTAGCTTACAAATGGGCCAATGAAGTCGTGATGCCAGAGGTCCGTGCCAACTGCCCAGTCAGGACAGGTGAACTATTGAACTCCATTGAGCTCAAGATCACCGAAAATGGCATCAGTATCACGGCAACCGCTCCTTATGCAAGTTACGTCCATGATGGAACCAGCGAAGAGGAAGCAAACCCATTCATTGAAGTGGCCATCGAGCGAAACATCTACATTTTGCTGGATATGTTTGAAGCAGCCGTCCTGGAGACACTATCATGACAGTTCTAACCGACTTTGTTGCACACCTAGACCAGGTAAAGATGGACTCCGATGAGCTCCAGACTTACTTCAAAGCCGCTGGCTTCCAGTGGCTGGGTAATGGGCGTCCCAACAAGACTCTACCTCTTCCCCAGGCAACTGTGGACAACACCTTTTCCACGATCACCACCAACAAGGAGGGGATCAAGGAAGAGACTACCGCTTATCTGAGTATCTGGTATGTTCCAGGTGACATCAAGAACTTCATCGCCGCCGATGAGATCACTTCCACTCTGATCGGATTGCTACATCAGCAAATGAGTGAAACGGGTCTCTACATGGTGGCAATGGGTCGTCAGCACAAGGATGATCCGGATGCTGGTATGGCACGAGTCCAAATCCAGTTCAAGATCAGTCCTACTCAGTGAGCAAAATAAATAGGAGTGCGCCTCAACTTGAGGGCATGACCATTCTTTACAGGAGTTGAAAATGGCAAATACACCTCTAAACACCAAGTTGGGCCGCGAGTTCCGTCTTTACGTTGCAAAGACCGCTCCAAAGACAGATGGTACCAAGACCGCAGACGCTGACTTCGTCCGCGTGACCAACGAAAACGACCTGGGCTACAAGGCCACGGTTGCAACCACCGACGTGAACATGAAGGAAAATGATGGCCAGGTCGCAACCCTGACCGGCTCCACTTCCTACGAGATCACCACCGAGGCAGCTCGCGTCTACACTGACGCTGGTCTTCCCCTCGTTGTCGGTTCGCTGGGCAAGAACTGGGAATACCAGATCCGCTACGTCAAGTCCGGCGAAGCAGAGACCGTGTTCCTCGAGGGTATCTTCCTCAACACTGAGGCAGATCACCAGTT